ACATTTCCTGTAATATTTCCAGTTAAATTACCTGTAGTGTTTCCTGTAACATTTCCAATTAAACTTCCAACAAAACTTCCTGTGGTTTGTATTGATTCAGCACCCATATCAAGTCCTGATACAGCTCCAGTATAAGGCACTCTATCTGTTGGTGATGGAATACCAGTTAAACTTCCTGCATTACCAATAAAATAATCTGCGGTAATATTATAACCACTCATATCCAAACCACTAATAGCATCAGCATAAGGTACTAAACCAGAAAGATTTTGAGATTCTCCTCCACCTGTTCCACTTATTGTAACATTTCCACTAAAATGAACAGTGGGACTAGTAAAGTCAATATCTTCACTTCCTGTAAGAGCTAACACTTTATGATTAATTAATCTTTCAACAATATCTACCATTATGGTTGTACAAAACTATTAGACATTTGAATTTGCAATTCTCTTGAACCATCAAATACAATGCTTCCAATAACCTCCTTTTGATACATTCCTGTTCCACTTATTGAATTAAATAATCCAAATTCTGATAATGTCGTTCCTGAAACTTCTGCTGCAGCCCAATCACATACATATGTTATTTCTGCACCAACTGCACTATATTCACTAATTAAATTTCTATCTGTTTCAGCTGTTAAAACTGTAGCACCACTTGTTAAAGTTACACTTCCAGTTCCAATAGCAATATGCGTTGGTCGTGTAGACTGTCCAGCCATATATTTTGCTGTTTCTGTTAATCCCGCATCTATTATCATTTATAATACCTCCTTTTCATTTTAGATATTTCCTCCTGAAGTTAATAATATACTTCCTAATTCCCATGGTCCTAATACTGCAGAAGAACTATCCATAATATCCGCACCTTCTGTTTGAAACCTAAATGGAAAATATGTACCTGACATTGCATAAACTTCATAATGATGTTTTATTGGTGTTGTATCACTGGCTGTTTCTAGTGTAGTTAAAGACCCTTGTAATCCCTCTGTTTCTAATTCTTTTTGTTTCAAAATAAGTGATTTTATAGTATCAGAAATATTATCAATTTTTTTATTTAATGTTAATGTCAAAACATTTTCTGATAAATTATTATTTGGATTAAATAAATATTTAGCATTTAAAATTGAATATGTTTGAGACACTATATTCTCAAAAGGAATATTTAAAACAATAGTTTGTCCTGGCGTAACATCTACAATACCTTTAACTGATACAGTTCCTTGTATTTTGGGGTCTTTATTATTCTCCAAAAACGAGGTTGCCATATTATCAATTTCTGCAAATGTTAAAATATTTTTATCAATAATAACTTTTTCTTTTGTACCATAAGTTGCAATACTTGTATTGTCTTGATTAGTTGTAACAATCGGTTTACTTCTATCATAATCAATTGAAATTATATCACCAGATGCCGGAATATTGTCTCCCGCTGATGTTCCACTAACAAAAATAATACCTTTCCTATCAAAATCAACAAGATATTTTAAATCTGTAGTATATTCTGGGTCATCCATATTAAAAATACCACCTTTAGATTGTAAGTCATCATTAACAAAAACATTTGTATTATGAGGATTATCATCTAAAGTAAATTCACTACCAATTCCATCTGCTGTAAATTTATTATTAGCACCAGTAAAAGTCCTTCCACCATAAGCCCAAATTTTATTATATATTTGGTCATCATTAATTTCAAATCTTGAAGCTGTAATAATATTATCAATATTTAATCCTGATGGAGTATCATCTTTTTTTTCAAAATGCAAATCTTTATCTTCATCAACATAAAAGAAAAATCCTGATAATTCTGCTAATTTAATTAAAGAATCAAAAACATTTGTATGGTTAAATGTAACTCGTTCTAAGGTTGTTTCTGTAGTATTAACATTATTACGAGTTATAGAAGAGCGAATATGTACAATTATATCATTAATAATAATACTTACTTCTTGATTTTTATATACTATTGGGTCAATATTTAAGTCTTGTAATATTGCACCATAATCTCTTCCACTTATTTCTATAATTTCTTTATTTGGGTCACCTTTATAACTAATATTTTCAATTATGCCTGCAAATAATTTTGTGGTAGGTGGATTAGTATCTTTATCTGCATAAATAATAACTTCATCATTTAAACTAAAACTAGAGCTATATCTTCCTGTATGATTATTAACTGAAATTATAAAACTACTAGTAGAATTAAAGTCACTAATAGATTTTTTTAATGTAGTAGTATTAATTGAATCTTGCGTACTACCATTAATTGTTACTTTACTATATATTACCATTACGAATATTTAATTTTTGTATTTAATTCTTTTTGGAAAGCTTCCATCATTTCATCTGGGTCTGTTCCATATATATTTCCATTTAATATAATTGTTGTTCCACCCATTCCATTTGGATTTTTTGTTCCAATAATAGTATCTTGTGCACTAGGTTTTATTATTTTTCCTCCCGGTCTTACAATAAAATCGTTTAATGCAATTACATTTGAATTATTTTCTTTACTATTTAACATAATGGTACCTTTTTTGTATTTGCCAGATGATGTCCCTATAGGATTGTTATTCATTTCATCAAATTCATCTTGAGCCATTCTTTTTCTTTCTTCTTTATTAGCTGTCAATTTTTTAAAAAGTTTTATTGCGCCAACTACAGCGAGTACAGCACCAGCAATTGCTAAAATTGTAAGTGTTATTGGTCCCATTGCTACAGATAACAATCCAAATCCTGCTGAAAGAGCCGGCAATAATGCTACTAATATTAAAAGAGGACCAACCACAATTGCTAATGCACTTCCAATAGCTAATGCACCTACAGCAAATTTAGTTAAGGTAGGATGTTTTTCTAACCAGCCAATTACTTTTCTTAATACACCAATTAATTTTATAAACATTGGTATTAAAGTTCTTCCCATATCTTCTCTTAAACCATCAAAACCATTTTTTAACATTATAACTTGAGATTCAGTGGTTCCATATCTTTCAGCAGCTTCTTTAATTAAAGCTGTATTTTCTTCCCATGCTTTTTTAGACATATTAACAGCATTGGTTACACCATCTTCTGAACCAGATAATCTTAACATAGTATCTGTTATTCTAATTGATTTTAAATCTAAATCTTCTAATACACCAAAAGTATTTCCTCCAGAATCAGTTATTCCTTTCAGTCCTATAATTACTTTTGACATTGCTTCAACCGGTTTTGTTTTCCAAGCCTCTGCAAATGCCTCAGTTGTCATTCCTGCAACCTTTGCATAACTATCTAATTCCTCACTACCTTCTGCAACAGATTTAGCAACAACAATCATTGCTCTAGACATTGCACTACCACCCATTTCTGACCTAATACCTAAAGCACTTAAAGCTGCACTCATACCAAATACTTCTTGTGTAGTTAATCCGACTGTTTTTCCTGCACCCATAATTCTCATAGACATATTAACAATTTCTTGTTCTGAAGTTGCAAAATTATTTCCTAAATCTACAATTGCTGAACCCATTCTATCCACATTTTCTATTGGCTCTCCCATTACATTTGCTATTCTTGCAAAAGATGTTGCTGCTTCTTCAGCAGTAAGATTTGTGGTTACACTTATAGCCGCTATTGTTTTTGTAAATTTAGTAATATTATCTACTCCATTTACTCCTAACTGTCCTGCTATTTCACCAATTTTGCTTAATTCAATAAAACTCATAGGTATTTCAGTACTTAAATCCTTAAAATTTTGTCTTAATTTAGCAAACTCTTTTTCACTTAATTCAACAGTTTTTCTAACACCGGTAAATGCTGATTCAAACCTTGCAGCTGTATCAATTAAATTTTTACTTACAGCTAATCCTGCAATACCAAGTCCTGTTATTACAGCACCTGTTACTGCCATTGATTTATTTACTCCTGCAAATATTTTAGAAAACTTATCAACCGCTTGAATAACTATTGTTATTCCTGCTCCTCCTGCCATTCCTGCTAAAAATCCTGCCGCCATTATCTTTTACCTCGTTTACTTCTCCTATTCGCTTTTTTTATTCCCTTCTCTTTTTCTTTTTCAATACTATTATTTTCGTCTATAAGCATATTTATTTCTGGATAAGTAAGTTTTGGTATATCAAAATAGTTATATCCTCTCTCGTGAAGAAACCAACTTAATCTTTGTTCATTTCTGTATTCTTTTTTTTTTGCTCAATAGAATCTAACAACGCCTTAGTTGTTGAATCTTGAATTTCTGATTGAGAGACATCTGTAGTAACAGATAGAATAGCCATTTTAAATGCTCCATACATTGCAGGTTTGATATTTACAAATTCTTCTTCTGTGAATGATGGTTCAATAATGTGTGTTCTTAATATTTCATCTTCAGAATCAGGTTCATTTATAAGTTTATTAAAATTACCTTTTGTTAAAGGAATAATTTTTGCATATGGTTTATCTGGCAGACTTTCAAGTATGACTTCGACTGGCAACAAATTGCCTTCTTCATCTCTTGCTATTAAACATTTTTCTTTTGATATACTTTCCATTTGTGTAACCTCCTTTCAGGTTATTGTGCCTTCCCATTCTTCTCAAAAATAAAGAAGAAAAATAAAAAAATTTTTACCACGCATTATAATCTACAATTGCATCTTCTACAGTAACTGTTACATGTTGAGGTGCAATTGTTAAAGATTGGTCCTGTGTTCCTTCAACTGGTGAAGGTGTTTCCATATCTGTCAATTTACATCCACTCATTATTATAAACACACTTCCTCCTGCTCCAATAGATTGAATCATTGCATTAAAAACACTACCTCCAAGATAATAATTCTCATAAAATGTTTTTGCATTCTTAGAATCCATCTTAACAGTTGTTGTTAATTCATAATCTCTATTGATTGGCAAAACCTCTTGTACAACTTTACTACCATTATTATAATGTCCTGGTTCCAAATTATTATTTATTGTAAATGCAAATTCAGTTGAATTATCAATTGTAGTTCCTGATGGAATTTCCAATGTTGCCTTACTAAACATAAATGGTCTTGTTGTTGAAGGTGTAACCTTAGTAACTGTTCCAGATGTAAATGTTAAAGTCTGTCCAATAGTTGTAACTTCACAACTTACTGGTTCTCCTTGCGCAAATGTAGCTGTAAAACTATCAACCATACATCCATTCAATGTTCTAATAAAATTACTTCCTGCAGTTCCATTATTTTTACTATCTTCTAAAGTAAAACTACTCAATGATTGCCCTTTAATAGCATAATTTGTATCATCACTATTTGTTTCAGTAAAACAATGACTCCCTGCTGCAACTGTATCACTAACACTTCCAATAGCCATTCCTAAAAATTTCCAATCCTGTGGGAAATATGTAAACGTTCCTGTATAATCTAAATTACCATCCTCAAATACATCAACATTTCTGTCAGTTGAACCTTGATATCTAATTGGAATTACATTTGTATTTTCTTCCATGCTACAGTCTTGACATAATCCTATCCATTGTCGAGTACCACTTGTAGATGCATAAGTTCCACTTTCATATTGGAATGATAAAGCATTTTGGTCACTAAGATATTTACTCATATTTCACTATTATTTGTTTCATAATATACCTCCTTTCAACGCATTCTGAAAATAAATTGTCCAATCTTCTCTTTTAAAATTAGTTTGTGCATGGCAACTATTGCATAAAGGAATTAAATTTTCTTCTGAATTATTATTTTTATTATAATCAATATGATGAATGTTTAATGTATATCCTAATTCTGTTTCTGAGTATTTACATTCACCACATATTCTGCCAAAACTGTTTCTAATATGTTCCTTTAAATTATTATTAAATTCATATGGGTATGGTAAAAATGCTATTCCACCTTTCCATGCTCCATTTTTTTCTTTTAAATTATTACCTTTCATTTTTTGACTTTGAAATTTTCTTATTTCAATACTTCTTTCTTCTCCATATAACTCTTTAAATGATTTTCCAATTCGTTGATTATGTAATAATTGTTTTGTTTCTTCCGAATGTGGTTTATTTAAATGGCCATATGTACCTAAACTTCCATATCGTTCTATCATTGTTTTATTTCTTTTTTTAATATTTCTATTTTCATGTTTTCCAAATCCATTTCTACTATTAGGATTCATTCCAATTCCATGTTCAATTATAAAATCTTTAGTATATGTTTTATCTTTATTCCATGGTATGTGATTTTTTGGAAATGCATTTATTGGTGACTTTCCTTTTCTATACTGATTACCTACATTAATTTTATGACCTTTTTTAAATACCATTTTAAACACATAAAAATAAATATGTTACCTCCATTACTTTTGATTGAACATCTTTTTCTGGAACATTAACCACACTGCCAATATAAAAATCATGTAAATTAGCACCTGTTAAATCATCTCCATTAAGCTGATTTGTTCTGAAATAATCATGAATTTTATTAAAAAGAGTATCTCGTTCAACAACATTTCTTGCCCAAATTCTAATTTCTACAGTTATTCTTAACATGGTTCCTTGACTACCCATTCCAAGTTTACCTTGTTGAATAACACCATTATCAACTACAGTTATTATTGGATATTTTACAGCATTTTTTGGATAACTGGTCATTACAAAACTCTCATTAGTTGGTCTAATTATAGGGTCTTCAATACTATTTCTAAGATTATCTCTAATTAAAATTATTACATCTGTCAAAAATGTACTACTATTTACTTCTTCTATACTCATGGTTTCCTCGCTTGGATTTTAAGATAATCGCTTTTATCTTAGTATAATAAATTAAAATACATTTAAATAAACATAGAATTAACTTATATAAATCCAGCATCAACCTCTTTTTTAATTATATCTTGAACTTTAGTAAAATTTCTTTTTTCAGTATTCCCAAAATGTTTACGGGCTGGCAATCTGCTAGTTCCCTTCTCTAATATCAATGCAACATCTTCTGTTGTGGATTTTGAATTCGGATAAGTTTCTTTTTTTGGAGATACTATTCCCTGAGCTTTTCCAGTTTTTGTAAATTCAATACTATTTGCAAATTGTCCAGTAGCAACACTTTTATGTTCTGCTCTATTTCCAATAATGCTTTCTTTAACTTCTTCTTCAATAAATGCTCCAGCTTTTACTACACCTAAATCAGCATTATTTTCTATCTGTTTTTTCTGAAATGCTAATCGTGTCATAACTCCAGCCATTCCAGTCATTTGAACATTAACAATTTTGCCTTTACTACCTATTACTTTTGTCATTAGTTATAGTCCTCAAATACTTCTATTTTTAAATTGTGATTATTTGGTAAAGTCATAACACTTCCAGTTCCCCAACTTACTTCAAATTCTCCCCAATAGGTTCCCACAGAACCAGTATCAAGAGCATCCCAATTATATTGGCATTGACCGGTTGTAGAGCCTGTAATAACTGCAAGACCAGACCGATATGTGCTATAATCAGTTAAATTTCCCATATTGAAATATAATGTTGCACCAGTCAAATCAACTGCAGAACCATTGTTGTATTCTAAAGTAGCATTTAATGTTGGCTTTGTATCAGATTTTTTTATTTTGAATGTTTCCATTTTATACCTCCCTTATAATTCTATCTCTTTTAGTTGTTTTGAAAATAAAATCTTTATTTGTATTTTTTAATGTTATCCTTGGCACCATATCAACTGCAGGGCTTGGACTTACAGAAGGTGATGCAGACTCACTACTTGAAGGACTAACACTTGAAGATTCAGACGAACTAGGGCTAATACTAGGCGAGACTGAACTACTAGGACTTTGACTTAATGATACAGAAGAGCTAGGTGATATTGAAGCACTTGAACTTTGGGAAGCACTTGAACTACTCGATGGAGAAATGCTAGCACTTGGTGAAATACTCGAACTAGTGCTACTACTTGGACTTTGAGAAAGACTGCTAGAGGATGATGGTGATATGGATGCACTTGAACTAGAAGATGGACTAATAGAACTACTTGGTGATATACTTGCACTTATTGAACTGGAAGGACTAGTAGAGCTACTTGGCGATTGTGAAGAACTTTCAGAACTACTAGGACTAGTACTTGATGATGGGCTAATTGAACTACTTTCTGAAGAGCTTGGTGATACTGAAGAGCTTTCACTACTTGAAGGACTTATGCTAGAGCTTATACTTGATGATGGTGATATAGAACTACTTGGACTAATAGAAGAACTTTCCGAACTACTAGGGCTTATAGAAGAGCTTGGACTAACAGAACTGGATTCAGATGAAGAAGGGGAAATAGATAAACTCTCTGAACTAGATGGTGATACACTTGATGATACACTACTACTAGGACTTATTGACGACGATTCACTTGATGATGGAGAAGTACTTGATGATGGAGAACAACTACAAGAAGAACTGCTTGAAGGAGATATACTTAAAGATACACTACTACTTGGAGAAATAGAACTGCTAGGGCTAATTGAAGCACTGCTTGAACTACTAGGAGATATACTTGAACTCTCTGAACTA